AGTAAGTGCATTCGCACGTTGTACACTTTCAATATGCTGATAAACATTGTGTGACATCAGTAGCATATAGCTGAAACTATCCCAACTAGTCTTGCCTTCTTTGCCTACTTTGTTAACCATACCTGGTGCATAGTGACAAATATCTCCAAGTGTCATACGCTCACCAATTGGACTACCAAACGGAAATGTCTTTGTACTACCAGCAAGTCGTTTGTCATCCATTGCTTTGTCCATTACATAACCAAAGCGATCATTCTTGTGTACGTGTTGTGTGTACATTGTACCATTCGCTGTTGCCAGGAACGGCGATGCACAGTCAAACATTACTTCAACATCTGGATTTACATGCTCACGTAACGCACGTTTGATAGCAGTGTATGCAACAGCCCACTCAAGTCGACTAATACCCAAGTAGTGTAGTACATCACGTTTGCCTTGTTCCAGTTGCTTGTCATCTCGCATTTTAATAAGTGTACGTAATACGATATTGATATCGTTCTTAGCACTACCACCAAAAGCAAAGCCTTCCAAGTCATGATGCTTCATTTTTTCATACCAGTGTTCTGCTTCAGACCAATTACGGCCCTGCATAACATTTAGGTACTTTGTCTGATACTTACGATTACGTTTAAACCATTCTACGTTAAAGTCTGTAAATTCTAGACACTGATTAAAACTTGTAATGCCTGTACGCCCACTAAAAGTAGGATCAGCGGCAAGTGTTGGAATATCCAGGATCATACTGTAATCACCTGTGTGTTCCAACCAGTTTAAGATCTTTTGTCGCAGACTGTCATCAGTTTTAAAGTTAGCCCAGTCACACTGGATAACACCTTTAATAATCTGGAAACCGCCACTGTCACACAACATAAACGTATCTTTGCGATCACGTTGTTGTACCATTGCATCATCAGTGTCTGCTTTATCTAAATTTAGTTGTGCATGTCCTGCTGAGTACAGTCCCCATTTATATGGAAAGTATGCTTTATCCTTATTAAGGAAGTTCATACCTTCAATGCCGTTTTCAAAGCCTGCAGGAACACGATCAGCGGGTACCGCATTTGGATTAGCCCGCTGTTTCGCAATATAGTTGTTGTAGAACGTACTAATACTAGGCAAGAAGATTGCATAGTCCTTGTTACGTTCTGTTAAATTTACTGTAGTAGCTGTCATGCTTCTTCCCTATACTGTTAGTGCTGGAAGAATGTAATCGTATTTGCCAATTCCACTATCAACACTAATCTGCAATGCACCACGTTTGCTAATCTGCATCACACACGCACCGCTCATTCCTAGTTTTAAGATTGCCAATACCTGTGCAAGTGGCCATGCATAGCCTTCATTAAGCTCACCATCTACATTGTGTGCAAATGTACGCTTACCTGTGTAACTTCCATCTGCCGCCCCAACTGTAATTACAAGATTACCTTCTTCAGTTTTTACTGTAAAGTTAGGTTCAATGCCGCCATAAATGCCAGCAACTTGTGTTAGTTCGCTCACTTTGGCTTTTGTTGGTTCAAAAGTAACATCCCATTCAGCACCTTTAAACTTTACAGTTTGTAGTGTCTGATCAATGATCTCTTTGCTCATAAAACGATAGCGGTCAGTGTTACCTGCACTATCTTTAAACAGCAAATGATCAGGTGCTTCTGCACCATTACGCTCACGTTTTACAACTTCTACAGTTGCATCTTCAACTGCATAGTTTGGCAGTTTACTCACGCCACTCAAGAAACCCAGGTTTCCTAAACCAAATTCACCTGTAAAGTCAGGCTGTACATTGTGTAGTTTTGCTTTAAGAATAACTGTGCGATCACTGTCCATTGCATCAAGCAATGTTTCATCGCCTGTGCCAGTAACCTTAACGTTTTCAATAAAGCCCAAACCTGCTGTGTGTTTTACAACATCTGCAATAACGTCTTTCATTAGACTCTCCTATATGTTATTGAGTTAAGTATATGATAATATTTAGATTTTGTCAAGAAAAATGACGAAAAACGACCAAAAAAATGACTTTTTTGGCCGTCTTTGTCTTTATGCCACGTTTGCATATTTGCCGCCATGTGTCCAAGGAAACTGAAAAGTGCCTACATGGATTTTCAATTTCTTAGGACTGCGGTCAATGCTAAACTTTACTGCTACATCAAATGTGATTGCAGTATCGCGGTCTGTTGTTGTAATAGTAAAATCCTTGATTTTACCAAATTTTCGTAAATCGTTCAAATATGATTTGAACAAACGCTCCACTGGATCTGATTTACCTTCTTCAAGTACACCATCCCAAGGTTCAATAATTTTAAGGAGATCGTATTTTACATCATTAATATTAATAAAATTATGACGTGCCATCTTTATTAGCCTCAAATTCAATAGTTGCACCATTCTCACCATCCTCACTGACAGTGATTGTCATATCACGTCCTGGATAGCGAGCATTAATTTGTTCTGCAAGATCATCAGCGATCATCTCACAGCTTTTGTGGTTTAGATCCAATACAGCATCCTCACCGTAAAGACGTTCAAGCCAGCGTTTAAACTGAATGAACTCAATATCCCTATCGTCATGGAATACTTCAATCTCTACCCGAAAGTGGAAAATATGACGGTGTGGAACACCAAGGAACGATACATCATCCCACCCGCCGGTTGCAAGTTTAGGGTCACTGGCCGCTGCAGGATACAAGTGTACCCCTTCACGTTGAAATGTGACCCAAATTTTACTTTTTAGTTTTTTCATCTGTATCTTCTACTGTAAGTTTCTTTTCAAAACGTTGAAGAGTTTGTAGGATTTCCCAAAGTTTCCAATCCATACTCCTTGCTAGTTCAATTAATTCTGAACTGGAAGGAGCATCAATTGCATCCTCAGATGCTTCTTTTGCTTCTTCATCTTCGATAAGTCGAATTTTCTTAACCATATTTTTCTCCGGTTAGTTCTGTATACATGTGCTTAAATTTTACTATTTCGTCGTTTAGCTTGACTTTACTCATTTTCATATTATTAATGATTTCATCATTAACTCTTTCAGCATAACAAACTTCAATACGACTGTCAAGTTCTTTTTTCTTTCTATAAAGTTCTTGTATATGTTTAAAAACCTTATCAGGATTAGGCTGTTTGCTCATAGTCATCTCCTAGCCAAAATCAAACAAGTCACTAAATGTGTTCTTGTCATGAGCACTTTGAAGATCCCAATTTAACACACCCAAAAGGTTTTCAATCTTTTTAGTAATAATTGCATCTTCCATTGCTTCATTATCAAAAGGCAAATCCTTAAACCAGTCTGGTATCCGTTTTTCATCAGTAGGAATACCAATACTGGTCATTTTAAGTGGATTATCCTTTAGTTTACACACGATAGTTTTCATACCGTCTGTAATCTCCATACTATACGCATCGCCATTCATTTTACGAAGCCTATTGTAATTAATTGCCGCCATAGCATGCCCAACACCACACTTGCCAGTTTTGTTGTATATAGCAGTGTGATTAGTTAGGTTGTTAACACGTTTGGGTGTGCCTTTTTCCCAACTGGGCATTTCACGAAATGGCTTGCGAAACTCTTTGATTCTCTCAATAACATCAGATTCTTTTTTGCCTGTGAGTGTCATTACAAGTAGTTCATGTAAAAACTCTTGCATAAACTTTGGTGTATCACTACGCTTGAGATCCAAACCCATTGCTTTAATCTTACCTGGTTTGCCATCAGTATCTTCACGGAAACCTTCGTTATCATACACTAGGATAGCATAACGTTTTTTAGTAATAAAGATACCAGCAACACCAACAATTTCTCTACCTGCAGCAATAATGCTACCATATTCACTTGGACAATTATGTGCTCTATTCATATAACCAGGAAATGTTTCATTTGCCGCTTCGCATACAGCTTCATAGTATTCAGTAATTTTGTCACGTGTCCACTCTAGTTGTCCACTGTCAATTTGTTCTTTAAGTATAGGATATGCACTAAAGTAAACGGAGTCAGTATCACCATATATAATGCTTGGCCCAGTGTGATTGTAAGTGCCTTCAATTACACGATTGACTTCTGCACTCATATGTCTGGCAATACATCTACCAGTTAGTGTAGTACTTTGTCCTAGTCGTTGATCAAAGAACCTACAGCCAGGGTTTAGTAGAGCACCATACAAACTGTTCAAGTTAATCTTTTTAACCAGTTGTCGTTTATCCCAAAACGCAAACTGTTCATCATCTACACCTTTTTGGTCTTTTGCCTTTTTTTGCAATACTTTACGTTCTGCATACCATTGTTCCAACAAACCTGGAATAACACCTTTAACATCATGTCGGAAGATAGTAGCATTAGCACTGAATATCCAGGGCTGACCGCTTAAAAATATCATTTCATATATTTCAGCACCAGTTGCTTCTAGTGTTGTACCATCTTCAAAGTCAACAAACAACTTTGTAATACGATCCTTGTCCATAACAAGTTCGTATTCTGGACATGCAAACTTACCTTCCCATGCTTCTGAAACAGTTTTAAATTGCCCTAGCATTTCACGTGTAAACGTATGCCTTACTTGCCCTACAATAGTTTCTGTACTCATATTACCTGCACGTAGGATACTAGGATACAGACTGTTCAAGTCCATACTAGCAAGCCATTCATGCATGCCTTTAACTGGTGTTGCAACATACGCACCTGCGGCCTGTGTGTTGCCTTCATGACTGCGTTTGTCAGGCACTTGCATACCACGAGCATGCGCCGCATTAATAATTGCTTGATCTGTTTGTGCAACCGCACCCATTGTTGTTTGCAACAACACAGTATTTTCATGTGCAAGTACGTTAGCCAAATCAATAAATTGTAACTTTTTATCTAGTTTTACAAGTAGATCAACGTCTTGTCTGTTATATCCAATAAACTTTTCAAAGTCATTGTTGTATAACTGATCCAGTGTGCCTTCATAGTCAATCTTTGTTTCGCCCAGTTCATATTCGCCAATAGCGTCCAAACTATAACTGTGCATTTCATGATATGTATACTTGCGATACAGTTGCAACATGTCTAAATGTACACGCCCTACTGTATCAAATGTTTCCTGTGTTTTACCATAGCTCATATATTCACGCCGCTTGGGATATTGATTCCACAAGCAGAAGCGTCTGGTATGCTCTTTACCCAGCACACGTGCAACACGGTTAACCATGTAGGGAATATCAAAGCCTTCACTGTTCCAGCCAGTCATTACATCACAGTCATCAATCAGATCCAGGAATGTGCCCAGCAAATCTTCTTCAGTGTCCATTAATAATGTGTCTGGAAATTTATCTACAATTTTTTGTGCAGTTTCTTTATCCAAGGTCTTGGGAGCAATAGCCAAACAAACTGTACGATCAAGCCAGTTTAAATGCACAGCAATGCTAGTTACTGGATTAAAAGGATCGCTAGGATCAGCAAAGCCCAAGTCTTTGTTAAAGTCAACCTCAATATCAAAAAATGCAATGTTAAGTTTGGGAGAATCCTGATCTTTATAGTTTTCTGCCAGACAGCGGAATACAGGATTCATGTCACTTTCATAAAGTTGCTTGTGACTGTAAATCTTTTTCTCTCGTTGAAATGTTTTGCCGTTAGTCGCTACAACACGAGTAAGCGGCTCGCCCCAAATGCTTTTAAACTTGCCTTTGGGATCAGGATAATAGAACACATAACGTGCAGGATATTGCAAAAACTTGCGTTTACCGTCCTTGCGTTCTACAATGTTAATAATGTCACGATCTCTATCAATGATGCCGTCTACATAGCTCATTAAGTAACAAGTCCTAATACATAAATTACGGTTAAAATAATGTTCATCCACAATAGACTATTTTCTTTCCATACATAGCCTACTGCGATCCACAGTGCATTACCAACGATAAATGCCCAGTGGTGTAAGTATAATTCTGGCACAAAGCTAGCCAAACAAGCCGCACTAACAAGTACAACTGTAGCCAACCAACTTAGCCATTGATGCGGTTTCTTTTCTACCACCATCCGATTGCCTTTCCGAACCCTAATACATTAACACAGGCAAAATATGCTGTCAACAAGAATGGCCATGCAAGTTTACGTCTGTGATATGCATAGATAGCTGTTACACTTCCTATGAAAAATCCAGGATATACAATACGCATGTCTGGTTGATCAGCATTTAATGCCAATGTTAGGCTAGCAGCTACTGTAAATACGAAACTGATGAGTTCATAGTAAAATGCAACACGATCAGTTTCATAGCTGCTACGCCAGAAATTTATGATTTTATTCAAAGAGTTCTGCCAACTGTTTCGAGAATTGTTTCTAGTTCGTCAAAGTCATCTTTTTGCTTGGTAAATTCTGCTTTATAAGCAATTGTGATAGCTTTGTTTAATACTGCGGGTTTGATATCAAGTTCTTCAGCAATTGCACCGACCGTGTCTTTGAGACCGTCACGCAATGCTTCCATTTCGCTTTTTACTTGAATACCTTCGTTAATAAGTTGCTTGAGTTTTTGGACATCTGCATCCGTAAAAGTTTTGCTCATTATGAGATTTACTCCATTTGGGTTAATAGTATGTCATATGATAATGGGATCTGGCCCGTTTGTCAAGTGTTTTTATTCACTTTTCCAAATAGTCCAAGCACCATAAGCAATAGCACCGTAGGCTGCTAATTTAGCAAAAGGGCCTGCGATTAGTATTACTAGTCCTACTGCAATAAGTACTGCACCATCCCAACTCGTACGTTCTTCAATTCTGCTGTTAATCCATTTTTTAATCATTTTCTTACTCCTATAAAATGTTTATTTTGCTGGCGCTGGCTTTTTTCCAAAGATTCTATCATAACCAGGATCTTCGTCATATGCTGTTGCCCATTTGTTTTCAGTAAATTCTGCAAAATCAATTAAGTCATCAATATCTTGTGAAAGCTCTGTTAACCATATACTATTTTCTTGTAACATTTTTTTCATATCAGCAATGTCACGAGCCATGTTAACTTCGTCTTCTACGGCCATCTTACTTGTAAGTTCGCTTACTTGTCCTTTGAGTGTTTCTATTGTTTGTGCCTGTTGTGCAGTCCACCACACAAACGCACTTACTTGCATTACTATTGCAATAACTACACCTATTCCAAATTTCATATTCATTATCCGTCCCCCATCATATCAATTAATGGAGGACCATA